CGTGTGATTTGCCGCTCGAATGATTCGGCGTCTTAATCGGCTTGTCGTAGCCAGCAAATGTATGGCCACCACGCTCGATGGTCATTTGCCTTTTGGTGCCGCCTTCAGTTGTGAGCGACGCTTAAGAACAGGATTGCCTGTGCTTTCTGATTTGATCCGCACAATGGGATCAGCATCAGTACCAACACGAGTAATTGTTCCGCCGCTTGGCCCCTTGACTGATGCACGCTTGCCACCGCTACCGGTGACAACACCAAAGGTTCGCTTGCCCTGGTAAACCCAGCTAACGCGAGAACCCTTCTTCACTTTTTCTTGCCTCCTTTCTTTTTCTTAGCAGGCTTCTGAGGTTTCTTTGGCCCGGAATAGCTAGGCATCAGGATTCCTCCTTAGCTTCTGTTTTCTTTGCCGCAGCTTTTTTGGCTGCAGGTTTGGCTTTCTTCTCTTCGCCCGGAAGCGTGAGCTGAAATCTGCTATGAAGCTTTGCCACTGGGATACCGGCGCTTGAGCTGATCCTAGGCTAACCCTTACAACAGCACGGTTCAATCAGTAGCAGGCTTCTTAGGTTTTTTTTGTGTCGTCAACAAACTTGATGCCGTTTGCTGCCGCAAACTTCTCCATAAAATTTGGATCCTCGCCCGTCAGCTCAGGCATGAAGTCAGGATCGACCTTCCCCATCTCAAGGGACATGCCAAACCTGTCGTCGCGTGACTCCTCAGCCATTAAAGCTGTTCGATCTCAATAAACCAACGATACACCCCTTGGGAGGTTTTGTATTCGTTGATCTCCTCTTTCCTCTGGCTCTTGATTTTGTACTTGGCCCCAGCAGGCTGCAAGACTTCGCCTTCGTCTTTAAATGTGCTCTTGACATCGCCTGAAATGTCAACACCACGTTTGTTTTTCATAGACAAAATAACTTCATTATTATTGCCATTAAGAAATTCTCGCTTCAATGTTGAGTTCTTAGTCCAACTCTCCATAGCCAAAGTTTCATTGCCTGACTCAATTCCTTTGACAAGTTGCTCCAGCTTATTATTATCCATATTCATTCCGCGTTTAACTACGCCTTCATATTTAGGGCCGCCTTCTAAATAGCCCTCCATTTTGGCAATTTTGTTCCTCAGCCCTTTTGGTGTCTTTTCATAAACAGATACCTGAAAATCTTCGTAGTAGTTGAGCCCAACACCTTGCTCTTTAGCCATCTTGAACTGTTCCGCACGCATCTTGCGGAAGTCAGTGCCGGACCATGCCTCGAGTTCTTTTCGAGGAGCTTTAGTCAGCTTATTAGTTCTGGCCTGCTCTTTTAAATCCTTTTGATACTTGACCCGGCCTTCTTTAGATGCTTTTACGCTTACATCGGCTTGTACTTTTGCTTTTAACTCCTGCAGCTCTGCAGATACTTTCTTATATTTCGTCAATGCGTCTTTGGATGGCTTGGCTTTAACTAGCTCTGGCGTAAGGTTTTTTAGCTCAGTTTGCAATGTTGCCAACCGTTTTTCAGCAGCAGCCAAAGGTGCGCTTGCTTGCGGCTTCAATGTCTCTTTTAATTCTTTTTCTAAGTTCTTAGCTTTTGCTGTTGCCGTATCAGCCGTTGCTTTTGCTTTGGCAGTATTTTTCTTAGCTTCGTCAAGCTCCGCCTGAAGCTGTTTAGTTGTTTGAGGCTTAGGAGCAGGCTGTGGTTTGGGTTTAGATGCAACCTTTGGCTTGGGTTTAGCTTTTGGCTTTGCTTTGATTTTTGAAGGATCGCCATAAGCCTTTTTCAAGTCTCCAATTGTTTTCTCTGATCCGTCTTCACGCACAAAACGCCGGATCGCTCCATCAGGGCCGTACTTGCGCGACAACGCATTGAAGTAACCGACTTGGCCTTTATCGCCAAGCACTTTTTCCTGCACAGCCTTCGGCTGCCGCTTCAGCCATGGGCCATAATTCTCGCCATCTGGAATGTTCTTGTCCCCTCCTGGCCTGCCTAATTTGCTTGGTGGCGGTGGATCAAAACCAAGCTTTTCATAATCAACAATTGGGACTGTGGTTGATCTGCAATTAAAATGTTGCGGAGGAATTGGGCCTTTGCCGTAAAGGTGCTCCGTACCGTCTAAAGCTCTACAGACAGGGGAAGTCCTGCTGTCCAGAGTTGCTGTGTATCGATACTTTGTCGTGATGTCTTGGTTGGCCTCATAAGTTTTCATGCTCGCCGCGTTGGCTACTTGATTCACACTGGTGCGAACCAACGTGCGGATCTGATTGTTCGCACGAACAGTTGACTCACCACCAGAGCGAAGGATCTGCGAAATAGGCCCAGCGTCTCCTTCAACCAAACGACCTTTGAGCCTTCTAATAATTGAGTCCGTTGACTCACCCGTTAAAAATCCATTGCGAACTGCTTGGCCAAAAAACGCGGCCTCCTTTTGGGCCATATTTGCAAACGAGTTTTTCAAGACCTGACCGTTAGGCAACGTCATCGTCACGCCATCAGCAACCGTGACCCTGACCACATCTTTGGCCCCTTTTACGGCAGCATCTAAATCATCACTAAGTGAGACGATCCCCTGTTGTGTTGGATCTGCTGTTGCTACAGCCTCAGCAAAACGCGGGCTAATCTCAACTGATCGGACTTGATTCCGAAATTCAAGCGGTATTGCTTCCCTTAGCTGTTCCTCAACAAAGCCAGCTTGAACGCCTGCTAATTCTTCTAGCTCTCTTACTGACAAAGCCGTGCTGTTTGATGCCCACTTGTTGAGCGATGTTTTTAATTGGCCCAACGTGGCCCTTAACCGTGCAGCTTTTGCAGGCGCAGAAACAGTATCAAGCCCAGCAAGGCGCTGAGCAGTATCCACAAGTAAATCGTTGTATGAAACGATGATCCGCTTAGCAACGCTGTTGCTATAGCGGTTGAGGTCGATGGCATTGCGGTAAAGCTCAGCTGGTGTGCTCATTTTTCATGAATGCCAAGGGCTTCAGGCTCTTGAATGCAAACGACAGCGGCATCAGCGCCAAGCTTTAAAGCATTATCCAAGATTGACGTAAATTCCGCTACTACATCTTTGTCGTAAATCGCAATACTGCTTTCAGTTACGGCGCAAACCTTGCCGTCCAGATACCACGTCAGTCTGATGACTGCAAAATACTGATTAGCAAGCCTGTCATGCGAATAAAAGAAGTCTCGACTTGATGGTTGTTCTGCCTTTGGCCTGCGCAAATCATCAAGCCACCCCATCGTCTGCCTCCGGTTCTCGTTCAGGCATTGTGACTTCCTGCGCAGGAACTGGCTGCGGTGTTTCCATTAATCCGCCAGCCTGCGTTGCCTCAAGCTCGGCTTCAACATCAAAGTCGTCCCCAAGCACTTCGCCCGCTTCAAGCTGCAGCAACAACGTTTCTTGTGTCACCGTGCCAGCGGTGTAAAGCTGCAACAACGCTTGAATCTCTTGTGGCTCAAGTCTTGTGCCCATAAAGTCACGATTCACCAGGCTGCTTCCAGATTGTGACTCCTGCAGGTAATCAGCATGGAAGCGCAGGCAGTTATCGATCAGATCTTGCATCTGCTGTGCCACCACCATCATCGTGGCATCGCCTTGACTGCGATCAATTCGCTTTGATTCGGCAGTTTCTGCACTGAGCTTTGCACCCATCACAGCAGCTAATCCAAGATCATTGATCTGCGAAACGATCTGGTCAAGCCTGCGGAACTGCGCGTCATAGCTGTTGCCAGCCGGTTCAATGTAGCTAGCCGCCGCTCCCTCGGGGAGGCTAAGTGCTTCGCCTGGGCCTGCACTGATTTCTTCTGCTGCTGCAGGGAAACCAAACAACGCAAGCATCGGTACTGCACTGATGTGCAGTTGATTCCCAAGATCAGACTGAACCTGATAGTGCTGCAGATTTAGCTCAGCAATATCGGCCAGCGGTGGGAATGATTCCAAAACACCAACGCGGTTGGAGTAGGCAACGCTGAACGGGATTTCGCTCAAGCTTGTTGTGCCTTCATCAACAACACGGAAGTCACCCTTTTGATCTTTTTGGAAGATCTCAAATGCGCCGGGGGTCAAGACACGCACCTGTTCAACTTGCTTCTCTCCGTATAAGCCATCGGGCACGACGATTTTTTCAGAAAGACGAAGTTGCGTCAGCTTTTGTTGCCCATCAGCCATTTCAGTACGCCAGCCGAGTATGTCGCGCGGAGAATATTGAATCCAGTAGGGACGGCCATTGTCGCCGGACTTTGGCGCATCAACAAGAACGCCGACGTGCCCGTAGCGGATGCAAATGCGCGACGTGTTGTAAAGC